ATGTATGCGGATTATGATTCAAGTGGGAAAGTATCAATTATGGAATTGAATCCTGAAGAGGTCTATGTTTTGACTGAAGCTTTAGTCAGGTATGCTACCAATCCAGACATAATGTCTGAAAATAGAACACTTGCCAAAAAAATAGCATATACAATTCCTAATATCAATCTAAAAACTACAGAATATGGAACTGAAATTCAGCATGAATAAGAGACTTGTGGTATTGGTGCTAGATGAAATCAATGAGAAGAATCTTCCGATTAACTGTACTGTTGGTAAAACTTCAAAAAAATCGTCTGCATACATGACAGACGTAACATTCAGTTTTGATGATGAAGTTAAGTCCGTTTTCAATGATATGTTATGTAGATGTATAAACGAAAAACTTCTGATATGACAGACTACATACAATACAGGTTACCGGACGATGACAATGGAGAATGGGTCCTGGAGAAAATAAAGGAGATGGGACTAGATGCTTTTACCGAACAGGAGGAAAAAGTAGCTTTAGCTCTAGATAAACTAAAGCCCGGTAAATATTATGACATGGCAGATCTGAAGGAGGATAAGCGTGAAAACTTTATCAGGTTGGCATGTCTGTATATCAGGAATCATCCTCAAGTTGTGTTTAGTAATGATTATTCCAGAATTGAAAAAATAAAATTGTAATGAATAAAGGAAGTTGGAAACCGGAAGAAATTAAATTCCTTAATGACAATATAGGTAGGTTAACGCTGGCAGATTTGGCTGAAAAGTTGGGAAAGTCAGAATTGGCGGTAAAATTATATATGCATCGTCATAGAATAACCATAGGCCCTGTAGTAAAAAGAAACCTCTTGCAGGAATTGCTGAAGATAAAGTTTGGAAACCCTAAATATTTTCAGCCGACGAGAGAGTTCTATACCGATATAGGTATTACACAGAGGCGTTTTTGGGATTTGTTTCATGGACGAAAGCAAATCACGAACGATGAATATTTGAAGTTTGCAAAACATTTTAAAGTCAGTTTGGAGGAAGCATTTGAAGCACGCCAATTAAATCTATTTCAAGAATGAATTTTCAAGATGCTATAAAATACATAAAGGATTCTGTTAATATACAGGAAGTTATTTCGGAATTTGTTAATCTGAAGAAAAGAGGAATCAACTATACAGGCTTATGTCCTTTTCATAATGACAGGCATTCTTCTTTTTCTGTAAGTCCGACAAAACAAATCTATAAATGTTTTGCTTGTGGAAAGACAGGAGATGTATATCAATTCCTGATAGATTATGAAAATATGACTTTTCCTGAAGCTGTTCAATGGTGCGCTAAACGTCTAGGCATAACTATTGAGAATGATAATGAATCTACTCCAGAACAGCTTCAGGCAAGGAAGCATAAAGAAAGCCTTCAAGTTGTAATGCAAGCTTCCTGCAATTTTTTTCAGAACAATTTACAGCATGCGGCAAGTTATTTGCAGGACCGGGGATATTATGTAGATGATGATATTCTTAAAATCTACAAGGTGGGTTATGCGCCTTTGGGCAATCTTTTATTTAAAGATTTATCCAGAAATGGCTATAACCAGGATTTGATGCAGGAAGTTAATTTGACTGCTGTTGGCCAGTACGGTCCGTATGATATTTTTCAGGGACGCATTATGTTCCCGTTCCTTGATAATCAGGGAAACGTAGTCGGTTATACAGGCAGAATACTTCAGTCAAGGGATGGTGTAGCTAAATATTCTAATACAAAAGATACACCTTTATTTAACAAAGGTTCTTATTTATTTGGTCTGTTTCAGGCACGTCAGTCCATTGGCCAGATGGGATATGCTTATTTGGTAGAAGGCCAGTTTGATGTAATGTCACTTGCTGCAGTAGGAGTGACCAATGCAGTAGCATCCTCCGGAACTGCACTGACTGAAGCTCAGGTTAAGCTTTTGTCAAGATATACCCGTGAAGTAGTCCTGAACTATGATGGTGATGCTGCTGGCCAGAAGGCTTGCAGGAAGACTGCAGCCATGATGCTCAAGTTTGGCCTCGAGGTTAAAAGTATCATGTTGCCACAAGGTAAAGATCCTGATGATATCGCAAAAGAAAAAGGCAGCGAAACCGCTATGTTCCTCAAGAATAACACCAAGGATATTGTATCATATTTGTGCCTTCAGATATCAAAGGAAGAGTTGAATGATCCGGCAGTGAAGGAACAGCACCTGAATGATTTGTGTGATATCGTTTCAAACTGCAGTTCTGTTACATTAAGGCATTCTTATGCACAGATAATTTCAAATCGTCTTTTCATACCTTCAGATATGGTTCTTTCCAGGATAAAATCCTTTTTGGCCAAAAAGCCGGAACAGACTGCACAGGATGACCTTAAGCCTGGATTATACGGCCTTGATGTACTTCCTCAGGGAGAAACAGGCAGCGTTCACATTACCTGCGACTGGAATGAGTTCCTCGAAGGATATGGTGAGGATATGCGGCTGTATATACACGAGAAACTGTCTATGCAGGATATTCAGGAAATAAGAAGGAAATGCACTCTTCTGGACGTTGATTATTCAGACCTCAGCATCCAAAAGGATGGCCGTGAATCAATCCTGCTTTCAGCCATGGCAGAATGCTTTAAGAATGGCATTACAGAGATTTCAGTGAATTATACTGCAGATAACCAGTCCATGGACAGTATTCCGGATGAATCGGATAATGAAGACAACTATATCAATCGAGAGTACCGGGATGAAGTTTGGACATTTATTAATACATACGTTTATAAGTATCATCTGTTTCTACGTGATGTAAATCCATACGATCATACCCCATATATCCAGCGATGTGCAGAACTGATTGCTTGTGCCGATGACTCTGTCCGGATTATCAATTACTCCAAGTATCAGGGATGGTTAAGTCTGACCAAACAGCAGCTTAATGAAATTTTAAAGCCTTTTCTGGCCAAGAGGAAGTCACGCATGGCCATCAACGCACAACGTGATGATGATGACATATATTATGACCCTGACCAGTTGCCGGACTATGTTGAAAATGAACCAAAATATCAGCAGATGTACCAGCAGTGTAAGTTCTATCCGAAACTTAATCATGATGGTATTCCTGTGTGTTATATCTTTAAGAATGGAAACGATAAGGGGCACACCATGGTGGGCGATTTCTTTATGGAGCCTCTCTTGCATATTCAGTCTGACATTGATGAGGACAATAAACGAGTAGTAAAGATAAACAGAAGATATTATAAACAGCCGATTTATCTTGAGGTCCAGTCAAAAGCTTTTTTGAAAAAGTCAACCATCGAGGAACGGTTAATTATGCTGGAGGCCGTAAACTTTACTGACGGTGAAGAAAAACATTGGACAAAAATCCGGGAATGGATGTCACGTAATTTTATAACCTGTAAGGAAATCAAGATTTACGGAAATCAGCAGACTGATGGCTTTTCGAAGAAGGAGGACAATATGTTCTTTGCCTTTGCCAATGGCATCTACCATCAGGTGGATGGGGAATGGCGATTCGATGCGGTCAATGAATTAGGAGTGGTTACTCATAACAAGAAGAATTATTATCTTCCGGCATTCTCCACTATTTATGCCGGAAGTGATAATCAGGATAAATACGAGCTTGTATCAACGTTGTATTATAAGGAGCTTCCGCCAGAACAGCAGTGTTCCTTTGAAAAGTGGGCCGATTTGATGAATAGGGTATATAGGATGAACAACAATGGGAAGTGGGCAATTCTTTATGCTGTGATGTGTGCCTTTCGTATCAATATCCATTGCCAGGATCGTTTGTTTACTGCTCCATTCTTTATGGGACCTATGTCTTCCGGTAAGACTCAGATTGCGATATCCATAAGGAGTCTGTTCATATCGCCAAAGGTGCCTATTTTCAACCTCAATATCGGTACGGATGCAGCCATGAGTACCTTGATGTCCACCTTCCGAGATGTTCCGGTAGTCCTCGATGAGTATAATAACAAGGATATCTCCGATGTAAAGTTTCAGGCATTGAAAGGTATTGTATATGACGGTGATGGTAAGCAGAAGCGAAGAGGTACTTCCGGCAAGGAGATTGAAAACGAAAAGGTCTATACACCTGTCGTAATTTGCGGACAGGAAACACCACAGCGAGATGACAATGCATTGATGTCACGTATCATTGTCTGTGAAGTTCCTAAGCCGGCTAAGGCTAGAACGCAGGAGGAGCTCGACTTATTTGCAGAACTTAAGGATATCGAGGAACGCGGACTTTCCAATGTTCTGCTTGAAATACTGAAGCTCCGTTCGATTGTAATGGATAGATTCAGACTTTTGAAACAGGAATGCTATAAGGAACTCAAGTCCAGGATGAGCAGTACCGGAGAAGTTGACCGTCTCATGAAGACTGCTTCATTGTTTCTGGCCACATGTAAACTCCTGACTGAATATTCAGATCTGAAACTGCCATTCACATACGAAGAATTCTTCGAGATTGCATTTGCCAAAATCAACTTCCAGATTGAGCTTATTAGCAAGACTGACAAACTGGCCACATTCTTCAAGGCGATGGACGTGATGATCGATACCAAGGCAATTATAGAAGGCCGTGATTATGATATTGTTGAGCAAGCTAAGGTTACAGTCAAATCTCCAGGTGGTGAGAGAAGCGAGGTACAGCTTCCTGCAGGAACAAAGGTATTGTATCTCCGAATGGGAGCAATATATACCCAGTATGCTCGCAGTTCCTATAACAAGGAAGAATCCACTCAGTCCACCATCGAACAGAACCTTCGCTCAAATCCTGCATATATTGGTCTTGTTAACTCACGACGTTTCAAATGGTATACCACAATTGAAGTCCCCCGTGGTGGTTTGGAAGAAGATACATCCGGAACCGGAGTGCAGGTAGACAATACCATGGTCAAAAAAGTCGAACGTCAGGAAGCCATTTCGAGCTGTATTGCCATCAACTACGATATGTTCCGTCAGATATACGACATCGATCTGCAGCGCAAGCCTGAAGGCGCGGATCAACCAAAACAAGAATCAAACAAAGAAGATTTACCATTTTAACTTTATCTAATATGTCAAGAAAAGTAACAATAAAGAGAATTAAGATTCACATGCATATTGATGGTGTGGATACGGTTGAAGATACCAATGTGGCAATCTCATTTAAAGATTTGAAATCTTTGGGTGCAAAACGTAGAATTTATAAGAATACGAAAGAAGTTTTTTATTATATCAAGACTAATTATTATATAACCTTTTAATAAAAGAATCAAACATAGAAGAATTACCATATGAAAGAACATACAGCATTACAATGGGCGAAAATAGGATATGTTCCTAAGCCTAAAGCTAAAGGTGTTGAGAGATGGACCAACTGCAATCACCAGAGAAAAGCAATTTATTTTACGGAAGAACAGGTTCGTGAAGATAAGGAGGCTGCTGCATCCCTTCTTGCAGCCAAACGAAAAGAGTATTATAAAACCAGAAAGGAAACCGAACGTAAAGAGAAGGAAGCAGCCAGATTTCGTGAACTCATGAAAACCAAATGGCAATGGCTTCAAGAAGGTAGAATACCAAACAAGGATGCACGGTGGAAATCTGGTCGTGAACTGAATGGAAGGAATGGCTTCTCTTATGGCAATGATTACTGCTATTGTCATTATGATGATACATATGAGCCAGCTAATCAGGCGGAGATGGATGCAGCCATTGAAGACTTTAGGAAGAATGGTAATAGTTGGGCTTAGTATTAATAATTATTGGGAACCAACTGATGTTGGTTTTATCCTTAACGAAATCTTTTCTTTCTGTAAAGATAGAGAGATAGACATCATCTGGCAAATCGAACAGAAGATGAAGTATAATGAGTTACGTCTGTACAAGCATAGTAAGCTCTATTGAAAGCATCAGCAGAACATTTTATTGAATACACACACTAAATAATTAGTAAGAACATTTTTAATGAAGGTGGATGGCGAAAGAAAAATCGTTACATCCACCTTTCTTTGTCTGGATATCAATCCCCCAGACCCCCTGAAATTAAAAGAACAAACAAATAGACGCATAGTTTTGAAATAAAAACTTTTCAAAAATGCCGACCTACCGACCTACAGTCCTACAACATAGAAATATTTCAAAACAAATAAACTACATAACTCTTTGTATGATAGATATATATATAATTTTCTAATAAGATAATATATATAACCTACATAGTGTAGGTCAGTAGGTCGGTGTAGGTTTTGTAGGTCGAAGCTGTTTTTTGTAGGTCGGTAGGTTAAGTATTACTCCAACCTACAAAAATGTCTGAAAATAGCGATTGTAGGTCCTGTAGGACGGTGACCTACATAGAAAAATATAACGTATTGTTTTTGTAATTGTTTTAAAATCATTACTTTTACGTTATAATATAAACAATTGTAGGACTGTAGGTCGGTATGATGCAAAAAATTAAGAAAACCATATAAAATAGAAAAACCTATGATTACGACAAAGATTACCATTACACCTTATTTAGCCGAATATATTATTGGAAAATATAACCATTGTAACAAAGGAGAAGTCAAAATCCCTGACACAACAGACCTTTATTACATTCTATGGGAATATATGTCAAGACGTCCGGAAAATGTTCCTGTTGTGGATACGGGTAATCTTATTATTGCCTTACCTGATAGGAGGATAGGTAAGGATCCTGCTGTCTTTAATTATCTTTCCGTTCGTGCTGTAAAAGCAATAGAACTTCATATCAGGAATATGTTTAATCAAGAACTTCATTCACAGCTTATGGATAATGACCGAAGAGGACATTTTCTGGATAATATTGATGTTGTGCATAAGTTTTTATGTACCTATGGTATCGAATCCATATCCGAGGATGCTTTACTTAAAAATTACTACAGATACCGTGAAGCTCTGCGTCAACGCAAAAAAAGAAAGGAGCGAAAAGAGAAACTCTGCCTGTCTAATTAATGTTAAAAGTGAAGCAAAAAAACATCTACTGACTGTATAATTTTGTCCGATTACTTGGGTAAAAATGTATGATATGTATAGAACTATTTAATTATCAATACTTTATAATAAGATGAAAGAACTTTCTGTAAGAATTCAAGTGCAACCTGTTAAATCTATGCGCAAGGAATCCTATCAGTTTATGTCAAGTGACTATTTCACTTTTGTACCTATACTGTCAATATCGGCTGCAGGACCAGTTTATGTTTGCGATTTAGAGGTAAATATCGATAAGCCTGTTTCTGATGATATGATTGACTTCTCTATATTCCGTTCGTGTATCGTCAATTTTACTGATTCTGCCGGAAATCCAATTAAAATCGGTACCGAAGATATTCCGGCTAAAGTTATTATTTCCCCGAATTTGAATACTGCAGTGTTTAAAATACAGTGTAGTATGCTGACTTCACCTCTTATATAGTCCTTTCTCAGTGTAGCGTATGTCTGTATCTTCGCTGAAAAGATAAGACATGAATGATGCACTTAAATACTTGAGGCAACTCTTGATTACCCGACAAGGACTCCTGATTACAGCAGAGGCATACGCTTCTGCTGTAATGGATGTTTTCCCATTGACACCCGTATCACAGATTGTCATCCCCAAAAAATATGCAGAGATCTGCCAGCAGGCACTCTCTATTATTCAGGCAGAGTATCCTGATTTCAATATTACAACAGACTTTTCTTCAAACGAGCTTGCTTCGTCCAGCATTGCTTACCATAGGGTTTTTGGTTTTATAACATCTTCCAGCCGATATTACTTCAGCAGCAAACAACTTGAAAAAGACTTGATGGCTGCTGAAGCTAATCCGGCCATCTCTTGCCATTTCTTTCATATCAATTCCGGTGGTGGAGAGGCCTGGTATCTTGACCGACTTTCCGAAACCATTTCTTCTCTCAAAAAACCGACAGTCACTCTTTTTGAGATGGCCGGTGGGTCGGCTGCCTATTATATAGGTTGCCAGGCTAAACATGTATTCTGCCTGACAGATAATGACCTTATAGGTTGTATCGGTACCATGACTGATTTCTATGACTGGGATTCTTATTTTGCAAAACTTGGTCTTAAGAGGATTACTGTTCGTGCCAGCAAGTCCGACCTCAAGAATAAAGAACATGATGATATGTGTGCCGGGAAACCTGAGGATTTCGTTCATAAGTTCCTCGATCCGATGAATGAATTATTTCTTCAAACAGTCAGACGTTCCCGTAAAAAGCTTAAGGATGCACCCGAAGATGAACCTGCCTTGCGTGGCGAAACATTTATGACACAGGCAGCCATAAAGAAAGGTCTTGTTGATGGAAAAAAATCCTTGCTCGAAACATTGCAATATGCACAGGAACTGGCGGCCAAATGGGATGCTCAAGTCTCCACCAAGAAAAAAGCTCTTAATATTTTTAATTCCTAATTTAACTGCGTATGAATTTAAAAGAAAAACTTACACATGTTTTTAGCATTCTGGGACTTACTCAGAAAGCTAAGGACCAGTCTCTCACTGACGAAGAGTGGAAGACTGTAGTTAATCGTTTCCAGCAGGAATACAATGTTACTCTTCATGAAGCGATGGAAGAAGAGAATAGTCAATCTCAGGCTCCTTCAATTTCTCAGGAAGAAATCACGGCTGCATATACTCTATTGCAAGATATTGTTGCAGAGCAGAACGGTGACTCAGATCCTGCAACAGAAAATAACACTGAAGAAGAGACTACCCAGCAAACAGAGGATAATATTCCTTCAATGTCTCAGGTTCTTAACATGATTGGTCAGGTAGCCAACAATGTCAGAACTATGTCACATCGTGCTGCACCGGACAGACCTCTTCAGACTACATCTCCTTTAGCTGTTCATGGGTATAATGGCCCTGCTGATACTTCTAGATTCTTGTTCGGTATCGAAAATTCAATGTTTTCAATGGATAACCGTTGGAACAAGATTGCCGCTCAACCGTCCTATGCCGCTGCCAATCCAGTAGATGAAGAAACTGACGGGCCGGCATTCCGTAAGGCTGTTCTTGAGTATTCACGTTCTCTGAAACAGCGTTTCAACTATCTCCACCAGAACAACTACCTTAACCAGGTGCAGGCTCTTTCTGAAGGCAAGTTTGCAACAGACTATTCAGGTGTAAAATCAGTTCCGGGTGGTAACAACTACATTATTTTGCGTCAGGATGCTCTTATCGCACGTGTGCTGATGAAACGTGATGTCACTCAGTATTTCCCTGTTCGGTATGGTATCCAGGACTCCGACCTTGTATTTAATGCTTACTTCTCAGAAGTTTCTCAGGCATATCAGCCGGGAGAAGTTTGGAAAGGTGGAGCCACCATCCAGCCGGAACGCGGATATGTAGACGATGCGATGATTAAGCTCTCATTCGGTCAGATGAAGGAACTTGAACGTATGTACATAGCATATCTCAACAAAGAAGGTTCTGATCCTATCAAGTGGAGCATGATTGAGTTCTTTATTTTGAATACGCTGGAAACAGCACAAGTAGAGCAGAACAAACGTCGAATCCGTGGTATGTATGTTAAGCCGGAAACTGGCAAACCTGGTCCTTATCTCAACACCGCAACAGGTATTCTCTATACTTTGATTCGTTATTATCATGAGAATAAACTTCTTTTGAATGACGATGAGTCCTATCGTAGTTATACTCAGGATGATATGCTTGATGCAGCTCTTGAGTTTTACAGCGATGTACAGTCTCAGTGCAGTGAGGATATGGAACTCGACAACATGTGTATCTACCTTAACAAGACACATCAGCCTTGGTACCTTAAGAATGTTCGTGCCAAGTATGGTAAGGATATTGATTTCTCAGGCCCGGACTCATACAAATATAAATTGCCTGACACAGAAATGCGTATCATCTGGCTTCCATACCTTGGACAGTTGCCATTGATGTTCATTCAGGAGCCTGGTAACCTTCAGTTCCTTGAATATGTTCCGGGCGAAATGCTGAACTTCAAACTGAAGGAAGATATGGAACTGGTTAAGGGCTGGTCTGTATGGAAAGAAGGATGTTCGGCTGCATTCGTGGGAAAGAACTTTGATTCTGCTGCAGCTTTGAAGGAAAACAGCTTCGTATGGCAGCAGATTTTCATGAACAAGCCATGTGTTTCATTGGCCGATGATGCTACCACTTGTGATGCAACCAAGGGTTTCTGGTTCGAAACAGTTCAGAATACTTCAGCATCCCAGAAAATTACGGATATCAGCAATGCTAAAGCTGGTGTAGTCTATATCATTGAATGTGGTAATACTACTCAGGCACAAAGCATTGATAAGAGTGGTAAGTTTGCTGATATCACTGCAGCATGGACACCTTCCGCTGTAGGTGATTACATTATGGTTGTAATGAATTCTGAAAAGAATTTCCTTGAACTTGAACGATGTGTAGGAGGTAAGCGAACCATTAATGCAGCTCTTCAGCCAAATGTTCCGGGTGTGAGATAGTTTCTATAGTTTAAAAACTGGGTGGGGAAGCCCACCCTTAAACTGATAAATTATGAATAATAAATTTACACGTAAAGAAATATTGAAATCGTTCTTGCTTTGTTCACTGATTGTGGCAATAGTGTGTTTAGTCAATATATTCTTAGAGCCAGGCTCTGTTTTCAGTATTGGTACGAGCCTGGCTACTATGATGACTATTGGTGATATCAAAGACGTTTCCGACCGTCAGACACATGGCTCTAATATTGCTTATCAAGTACATTTGATTTCTGTTGATCAGGTTGACATTACCAAGCCTTTTCCAAAACCGAATGCATCGAGAGAGGTTGGTCAGATACCTATGAAGGAAGGCGAATATATGAGATATTTTGAAGCTCATGATATTCCTACATATACAGGATCCGGAGAAAAGGGTGATATCACTACTTCCGGTACCAACACCTTTGCAATCATAATGGGTGGTATGCGTGAGAATCTCCTGAATTTCCAGGAAGAATATGCCGGTGGTAAATTCATCATTCTTTTCCATGAAATTGGAGAAACTGAATGGTATGTGTTAGGTAGTGTAGACAGACCGATGATTTTATCAAGCTTTGAGAATAAAAACGACAAAGATGGCCGATATGTTACATTCACATTTACACGAACTTCAATAGACCAGTATTATAAATATACTGGAGCCATCGTAAGAAGTAAACCGGCAAGTCATACTGCTGATCAAACAGAACTTGCTATCAAGCCGGGTGTGGATACATACCAGATTCCTGGAGGTTCTTCTTCTACTTATGCCATATCTTCTGTTAGTGGTATTACAGCTTCTGATAAAGGCCGATACGTAACACTCGAAGGTACAGGAACAGATAATAAATCTGCAACTATCGCAGATAGCACTACATTCGTTCTTGAAGATGGTGCTACATGGACAGCCAAAGCCGGTAGCAGAATTACTTTCATAGTTTTTGATTCCCAGACATTGGTTGAAGTGTCGGGCTCACGAGTTCAAACTGCTTAAAAGTTTTCAATATGGCAAAATATTCATATAAGGAAAAGAAGTCTCATTTCAATGCATTGCGGAACGCTGATTCCGCAAGCGTTGACTTGGAACTCTTGCTCAAGCTATGTCCGGAACATCCGGATAAGCGACGTTTCACTTTATATGCGAAAAAGCTGGGCGATGAAATACTTCTCTCTTTGCTTGATTATGCAACGAAAGAAGAGATCCGAGAATTCAGACGCAAGAAATCAGAGCTAGTACCGAAGCCAGAACCACAGCCGGAAGTTCCATCCCCAGAACCGGAACCTCGGTCGGAATCCCTTGTAAATAGTGGCACCGTAACAGATGATTCTGAACAACGTGTAGCCGAAGCTGAACAGAGAGCTGCCGAAGCCGAGGAAAGGGCTGATGATGCCGAGCTACGTGCCGAGGAAGCTGAAGAAAAGGTAGAGGAAGCCGAACAGCGTGCTGAAGAAGCTGAGGAACGTGCAGAACAGGCTAAACAGGCTCTTGAAGAAGAGAAAAAAAAAGAACGTCCGGCAAAATCCAAAAGGAAGAAGAGTTCCCCAAAATAGACTGGAATAATCTTACAGATGAGAATGTTCAGACCGCCACTATAATCTATAATGCCAGAATTATAGCCTGGCGAAAAATGAAAGAACTCGATAAGGTTCTGGATACGGCTCCAACTTCAGGTGCAGTCATGCAGATGGTGGAATTGCGTATTCAGAACCTTCTTGCTTTTTCCGAGCTTCAATCGTATAACGATACAGGTAAGTTCCTTTATCGCCATCCTCTTATTAGCCATAAATCCGAACGTTCCGAACTTGAACAGCTTCTTAAAAAAGATCCTCAGGAGTTCCTTCGTCGTCATAAATGTGTACTTGATAATATACGCAGATACGAAGCAAAACTTAAGAATCCGGAACTGGCCGATAAGCAAAGTAAGTTTCGCACTTTACTTCAACGGCATCGGGATAAAGATTTGCTATTTAAAACAATATTACAATCTATTAAATCATGAACAAACAAATAGAAGTATACAATCTGGGTGGACTGCCAACTGCACCCATCGATAGTTTTCTTGAGCTTCAGGAAGACTTTAAGATTTCAGATCCTGACAAGCTGGCCAAGCTTCAGATGCTGATTATTACCAGAGGTTTCAAGTATGCATTCAAGGCATGGAAGGATCCGGACGGTAAGTTATGGATTATTGATGCTCACCAGAGGAGAAAGGCTTTGCTGGCTTTGCGTAAGGCTGGGTTTGATATCCCGGAGATACCATACGAACCAATCTTTGCAGCCGACAAGAAGGAAGCAGTAGAAGAGATTGCAGCCTATAACAGTGAGTTTGCCAAGAAAAACCCTGATACACTGCTTTTCAAAAAGTATGATATCAGTACGGATACACTTGACAGATTCAATCTTGGTTATGAGGTCAAGACGGTGGATTATTCTCCTGCACAACCTTTGTTCTCCCAGGAACATGAGGCAACGGATATTCAGGAAGATTCAGTTGATTTTACTATTCCGGATGAAGAAGAGGATGCTCTTTTTGTCAAACCGGGTGATGTATGGTTGCTTGGAAATAACCGTCTGATGTGTGGTGATTGCCGACTGAAATCAGATATAACTACTCTGATGAACGGCATGCAGGCAGATTTGATTGTTACAGATCCGCCATATAACGTAGCTTATACCGGTGGTACCGAGGACGAACTTACCATTCAGAACGATTCCATGGAGAATGATATGTTTGCCACGTTCCTTCGTCAGGTATTCGGTGTGATGTTTGCCTGTCTCAAGCCTGGTGGTTCATATTACGTTTTTCATGCTGATTCGGAAGGAGAGAACTTCCGTGCATCACTCCGTAAAACCGGATTCAAGATTGCGCAGTGTTGCGTTTGGGTAAAGAATTCCATGGTTATGGGACGTCAGGATTATCAGTGGCAGCATGAGCCTTGTCTGTATGGATGGAAACCTGGTGCCAGCCATAAATGGTACTCCGACCGCAAGCAGACTACAACATGGTTCTTTGATAAACCGCAGCGTAATGCTATTCATCCAACCATGAAACCAATTGCTTTAATGGCTTATCCCGTATGCAATTCGTCTGCTCATGGTGATATTGTTCTCGATATCTTCTCAGGTAGTGGCTCAACCCTTATGGCATGCCAGCAGGTTGACCGTATCTGCCATGCTATGGAGATCGATCCGAAGTATGTTGCTGGAACCATCAACCGTTATAAAGCTATGTTCCCAGAACAGCCAGTCAGACTTTATCGTGACGGAACACTGTTTTCTGTAGAAGAAACTTTAAATATTATATACCATGGACAACGAATTACAACCAAAGAGTGACATCGATAAGACATTGGCCATAGGTGATGAATACGTATCCCAAGTCCGGACATTCGGTGCCTTGGGGTACTCCATCAACCGTATCTGCCAGCTGCTCAACCTCAGGGGCAAAAAGAAGCTTGCACTCCAGCTAAGGATGAAAATTCCCGGAGATATCTACTATGATGCCTATAATTCCGGACAGGCTCTTGGCGAATATAATATCGATGCTGAGCTTGCCAAGCGTGCTGAGACTGGAGATATAGATTCCATCACACTGCTGGAGCAGCGAAAAAACGAACGTAAGGAACTTGATATGCGTAAAGAATTATTTGGTGTATGACAATTATAGATAGACTTGATAAAATTCATCCGGACTTGATAGCTGCATTCTTGAGTACCGGACAATGTGACGGTATCCCGGAAGATGTAAAGCTATTTTTGAAGCAAATCCAATGGGCTGCAGAGATATACGAATACGAGAGGAATATCAGCAGGGCAGCCCGTCAGCTTCGCATTAGGATACTTGCACAGCAGAAAATCAGTCTTGACGAACGTACATGCAGGGCAAGAATATATGCTGCCATCAATTATTTCAACATCGATAACAATGTATCCATCAAGGTATGGGAAGACAATTTCGCAGATAAATATGAGGACTTGGCCAAACTTTCTGCTATGCGTGGCGACTATAAGACACAGAAAGAATGCTATAAGGAAGCACTCGAATGCAGAAGACGTGCATCACAAATAGCCGAAGCCACAACTAACATGGGCATCGTGTTCCTTTTTTCTAAGGAACTTACTGCAGAGGAACTTGGATATACCTCAGAGAACCTCAAAAAGATTGCAGCCAAGTATAATGAAGGATTTTATCACAAACTTATATCTGACCTTCCACTTGAGAAGGATGATAAGAAACGTTTGCTCAGGGATGCAGATATTCAGGAAGCCGAAATTGTAGAAGAACTTACGGAGGAATAGTTATGGAAAATGAAGAACTTGATAAAGTAGCAGCCGAGATAGAACGCTCGTACATGAACAGAATGCAGCTCTTAGCCAACATTGTGGACCCGAATACCCTCATAGTAGAGGGAGCCAGAGCTGTTGGTAAGACAACAGAGGTCACAACAAACCGTATGATAAGGGTAGGCGATTCGATGCCTGGTGAATGCAGCTTTGTCGTACATAAAACATACGTAGCTTTGCTTACAAACGTCTGGCCGAACATTCAGGCATCATTCGCCAAACAGGTCACCGTAAACGGACATATAAGGCCGATGCTCCAGGAAGGCATTGATTACGTGGCCGGAGAAAGCAAATTGCCTACACATTTCCGTATGCCCAGGCGACCGATATCATACCCCAAACATTCTATTGTATTCCGTAACGGCCATCACTTCCAGCTTGTAAGTTCCGACCAGCCTGAATCAGTAGCCGGTCAGAGTGGTGTTCATGCATTCGTGGAAGAAATGAAACACAATGACGGAGAAAAACTCAAGACACGACTTTTCCCTTCATTGCGTGGATCATCGGCAGAAATACGTAGATCCCCCTATTACCAGGGATGGACAGGTGTCTCCGATACTGCCAGAGTAGACTTGAATGAAGATGACTGGTTCGAATCTTATGAGGAAAATGTGAACCGTCAGCTTATCAACGAAATCATAACTGTAGCACTCCATGTAAACGAAGCACTCTTTACCAAGCATGACAGTATCTTCAAGCAAAAGCACACAACCAATCCCGTCACTCTTGAGAAATTACGTCTGGATATAGAGAAAGCGGACAGAAGGCTGGCCATCTGGCAGCCAAGGTTGGCAGATATGCGTAGAAATGCAACTTTATATATCAGAGCCAGTTCTTTTGCAAATAAGGATATTCTGGGACCGAAATTCTTCAAAACGCAGATGGAAACCCTTGACATAGACGAATTTCTGACAGCAATTTGTGCTGTACGCAGAAAGGCTGTTGTTAATAAGTTTTTCGTTAACTTTAATAAGTCAAAGCACTGCTTTTCAGATAGTTATATTTATGATAGTATTTTGAAGTTAGATTTGAAAGAACACTTTATCTTGACAGCCAGGTACTTAAAGCATTTCAATAAACGTGACACTCTGTATCTTGGCTATGATCCCGGACACTTCTCGAGCATTGTAGTCGGCCAAGAAAAGAACTATGGCCGTCAGTTCCGTATCATAAAAGAGTTTTATTGCTGTTATCCGGATGAGCAGCCCGAACTGGCCCGACAGATATGGGAGTTCTTCGGTTCCGATTCTTTGAGCAAGCACATAGTTCTTTATCCCGACCGTGCCGGAAACAAGACACGCGAGGAACTTGAGCAGGTAGGAACAGACAGCCGTGCTATGAAGAAAGAACTCGAAAACTATGGCTTTACCGTTGAGCTGATGAACGAAGGGCAGGGAACCATCTATCACTGGCAGCAGTTCAAACTTATGGCAATGATAATGTCAGGCAGGAGTAACGTATTACCGGAGCTTCTCATAGATGAAAACGAATGTCCGAACCTTGTGAGTGCTATTCCTCTCTCTCCACTCAAGAAAACCAATGGCAAAATAGAACTTGACAAGACCAGTGAAAAGAAAGTCCCTTTGAAACGACAGGCCGGTTTAACTACCCAGATTCCTTCAGCTTTGATTTATCTTTTATACGGCAAATATGGTGATTCTATTAAGTCTGAATTATCTAATTATCCCGATAATCTGTTGGATAATGTCGTAACAAGCTAATTTTTTGAAATATAATTATTGGTATTAGCGCAATAATCTATATCGTTTACCATCGTATTAATGTGTATTTATTTGACAGTCAGCTTTTAGCCATACCGATAACGGACAGCAGAAATTTTTACACCGCCCGGACCAACACGCCCCGCTAAGAATCCGGTATGCCCGGCACCAATCCAGAAAATCGGGAAATATGATTTGGTCCTTTCTGTACCCCGTTTTGCAGCCTAAATTTGAGTATGAAAACGATAGATGAATCCACTACTATATCGGGTCCGATTGCAATGCAATGGGCAAAAGAAATATCAAAGCTTCCGGATGGTTGCTTTACGGTAGCTTTCTTTCCCTGTTCTAGGAATAGAGGCATAGCAAGCAATAAGCTGACGGTTAAGGAAGGCTGCAAATGGCGTACTCAGTTACCTCAAGAGAAGTTCAGTGTAGATGGTGAGAACTTGTTTTTATTTACGGATGGGGATGGAGAACCACGAATGTGTTATAAGATACTTATCCGTTATATGGCATTCCCTAACGATGGGTATAAACTACATAAAATAAACTGGTTATGAATGAACAGATGGATATGTATGGGAACTTTGGTGTGTTTATCAATGAAGGCACATCCTATTCCTTTCAGGTGGGATCACAGGCTTCTATGCCAGCACTTGATCCGGACTTCCAATTACCTTCCTCTCTGCTGACCTTGACAGAGCAGCCACATTGGATGAGTATTAACGGATATCATATCCTCAGCAGAGGATGGAATGACCTTAAATGTCTGGAGGTGGCAAGTGATATCAAGAAGAACAGGTTGTTGCCAAGGCTTATTACAAAGCAGTGTGATATGCTGTATGGCAATGGCCCGGCTGTATATAAGATGGGGCTTGTAAATGGCAAAATCAAGCGTGTCTGGCAGGAAGTTCCGGAGATAAAGGCATGGCTTGACAGTTGGGAGGATAACGGTATAGTCCAAGGACCTAAGGATTTTGCCAAAGCATGTATCAAGAACTTCTATTATTTCAGGGATTTCTTTTGCAAATTCCGCTTTTCTGTAGGAAAAGGTATAATCCCTGGTGTATTGCCCATTGCAGGTATAGAGGCCATGGAAAACAACCATTGCCGGCTTGCCACACTCAAGAAGGATGTGGCGTATTCACTGGTTACAGACCGGGATTTCACAGCGGTTGCAGTAGGCCGTTTTGCATACGGTATTTCCAGCAGTTTCAGCATATACCCAAAGTTCAGGCTAAACGATGTGGCAAGATATAATTTTGCAGCTATCAGTCATCATCGTGAGAAGTCTGTAAACGAGTTTTATGGTCAGAATGAGACTCATGAAGGAACCCGTGAATACATAAAAGGCAGTAACACCATTGCCAGGTATATAAACTCATTCCTGAATAATGCTTTGGCTGCAAAAGTGCATATTATTATTCCTGATGCCTGGGTTCAGAGTAAACGAATTCAGATACAGCGGCTTTGTGAGGATAATAAACGACGTAATCAGAAGAATCTTCCTTTACATCAATTTGCCGGTATCGATATAGGTACAGAGTTTGAAGAAGCTTTAGTCCTTCAGTATATAAGTCTGAAATTGCGTGAAGTGACCAATTTCCTTTCGGGTGCAGATAACCAGGGAAAAACCTATGCAACATACAGCTTTAAGTCTGCAAACGGTATCGAAGAATGGCAGTTCCAGACGCTAGACCTGAAATACAAGGAATATATCGAGTCGCTTATTGCATACGATAAGCGGGCAGATGAAGTCCTGTTATCTTCTGTAGGCCTGGATTCAAGTATATCATCCGTCAGCAAGGATGGTGTAATCAGTAAGTCTGGTTCCGATTCTTATTATAATTACCTCATATACCTTATGCAGCTTAATCCGGAAGATGAGATATGTTGTGAGCCATTCAATTGGGCAATTAAGGTCAATTTTCCGCACCTGTACGAGCAAGGATACCGAATCGGTTTCTACCGTGAAGTTCCGGCCAGACAAGAAGAATTATCCCCGTCAAATCGATTAAATAATCAGCAGCCATGATATTAGAAGAATTATTTACCGATGTGGCTACATTAAGAGAATATGTGCCATTCATGGACAGTAATATTGCGTTTTCCGAACTTGGAAGTAGTGCTAAATCGGCCAAGAAGCAGATTTGTGTTATAATCACTCCAGAAGTATATTCTGCAATTATTGGGAAGGGGAATGGGAGCATATTCGAGGAATTGCGTACTGCAGTAGCCAATCTTACTCTTGCCAAGCAGGTGGTGTTTGATGCTATAAATCGCAGAAAGCAGGAAATCGATATTTACAAGCATGAGCAGGAATCAATGCGTAGAGCTTATATTGAGAATTATTATAATTCTATGGACAGCCTTGTTCAGGAACTTGAAAAGTCTGATATTGAATCCTGGAAAGAAACGCGCTATAAAAAGATACTTGAATCATTGCGCATAAAGACAGCACCTGAATTCGATGAATTATATCCGATAGACGGGTCATATCTTTTCTTTTTCCGGATTATCCCATTTCAACGTGAAGCACTTGAGGATTACATGAACGGTTATTACTCAAGAGTTTCAGACGATGATGAAAGTAAGAACAGTATTTATCGGAAACTTGACCGATGTCTTGCCATGTATACTGTCGCCAAATCTTTACGCCAGTTTGATATTGTTGAGTTTCCTTCTACTATTCGAAATTTGTTTGAGGATTCTAAGGCCATGAGATATGGCACGCAGGAACAGGAACGAGTATTGGCATTATCGGAACAGTTGAAAAATGAAGCAGACCAATTATTAAGAGATATAGATACCATGTTGTCCAATTCAGAGGGTGGAAATGTAAGTACAGAAGAATCTTATTTGCTGCCTTCGGATAAATTCTATTTAATGCCATGAGTTTGATGGATGATTACATACGCATTCAATATGGGGATCAGATGTATCGGATCCCTAATCGCTGGGAGTTGATAAGTAATGATTATAATTACCTGCAATTGGTCAACGATATTCTTTTGATGTCAGAAGGCAAATTGTCTCCTGCAATGGTACGAATAAACTATATATGCCGTTATTTCGGATGGAACTATAAAAAAATTAAAGATGAAGATGCGTTTGCCAATCTGGTGATGCTTGCAGAACAGGTGACGTTCATGTTCCAAATATCCTACCCGAATAATGATGAAGCATTACAGGGCTTGGACGATTATTCATACAGCTTGTGCAAAAGGATTCCACCCGAAAGACTTTCTGGTATAACCCTGGCAAAAGTCTTAAAGCGACTTGATTATAGATTCACACTTGATTTGTGCTTTTGCCGTCAGTTCATGCCATATCTTACAGTTGATGGAAAGCATTATACAGGCTATACCATATCTACTAGTTTTGATACACTGAGTACATCACTTACTGCTTTGCAGTTCATCGAGGCACGTCAGCTTGTCAATCAAGGAGAAAAGATGTTGCCTTTGATGGCAGCCATCCTTTACCATCCTTTTCCATATACTTCGGAATCGGCTCACAAACGAGCTGAATCTTTTAAGGCAGTTCCTCGAGACAAGCTCTATGCCATATCATTAAATTTTCAGGCATTTGTGAACTTCCTTTTTACGAAAACCAGATACAGTATTCTCACAGCAGGCCGTGAAATAAAAAGTTCAGCCATTTCTACGGGGGCTCTGGAATCATTATACAGCTTGTCAGCGGATGGTTATGGGGATGTAACTCAGGTAGAGAGAATGGGACTGCTCCAATATCTTACAATACTTCGTAAAAAGGTAATTGAAAGTGTCCGTTCCTTGAATGCTGCTAAAATGGAATTGGTGGATATAGAGAAGGAAACAGGACTTCCATTGTCTATCATTAAACAGATTATACTATGATTATCATTGATTTATTGAAATTCTTTTCGTGCATACCTGATAGAAAGGGAGTGAACGACATCTTTTTAAATGGGCGTAGTAAATTACCCGGATATACGGAGCTGAAGGATTATATTTATCAACTGCCGGAACCTGTGATTCCAGACATTAAGTATCTGGTGTTTGGCCAAAGCCTGGAAGCTGTCAAGCGTAGGGTAGACAAAGTTTCTGGAGTTTATTTGTTTGTTGATTTTGGGGAGTTTTCATCGGATCGCAATTCGAATAACTCAATAGAAGATACCCAGCGACTTGCCGTTACGGTTGCAATGAAAGTTTCCAATTCGGCCGATATTATTGAAGAAGTGCTTGTGAGTGATAATACACTAGATTTGCTCAATCATGTAAGGGCATATATGCTTGCTTATAAAGACAAATGCTCATGGATTGATATGTTGTCAAGAAAGCACAGTATAGTGCCCTTCGAGTCCAAAGAACTGAATTCCATCGGATGGACATTGATGTTCGATGTTTCGGCTTCCGATTGGTTCAACTTGAAAGAGAAAAGTATGTCCTATGCAAAGCAGCGGCTGTAACTTAATTTTGAGCTGAAACAGAATTTAAACTCTAAATATGTTATGATTATGAAGAAAAAACTGATTGTTTTCGTTGTTGCTGTAGCTGTAGTTATCGGATTGTTGGCTTATTATCAGTATGTCCCATTTTGGGCAAGTATTGTTTCAACGGGAGCATTTGCTGCAGGAATCATCCTCGGATGGATGGCAAAGTGTTGGTCCGATAAACATGTAGTGTGATATGGAGAAGTACGTAGGTTTTATTACACAGGACATTAGAAGTGGAGTTATAATCATCTTTACATGTATGGTTCTGATTGCACTTGCTTGTATGTGGGACATGTGGACTGGCATTGATGCAGCCAGGGTAAATAAAGAAAGGATTAGGAGTAGACCGCTTCGAAAGACTGGTGCCAAGATAGTAGACTACTTCAGGTTGGTGTTTTACTTTGTGTTTATTGATATTCTCGGATTGTGTTTTCCATGGTATAACTTGCCATACGGTGCAGTTATAGGTACATTAGGTGTACTGATAATTGAGGGAGTATCTGTAGTTGAAAATTTGAAAAAAAAGAAAAGTCATGCTGCTGAAGTCGCTGATATGGCATCAAAGATTGTAGAGTGTCTGTCTCCAGAAGAAGCTCAAAAACTTATTAAAATAATCAAGGAGGGAAAGAAGAATGAACAAGATTGATGCGATTGTGATTCACTGTTCTGCAACACGTGCAGGGCAGAACATAGGTAAGAAGGAAATCACCCAGATGCACTTGCAACGTGGGTTTAGTACGATTGGGTACAACTATGTGGTAAGGCTGGATGGTACGGTGGAAGTTGGTCGTAGTTTGCAGATTGATGGTGCTCACTGCAATTCGAAAGGTTTCAGTGGGGTAAGTTACAATAAACATTCCATCGGTATTTGCTATGTGGGCGGACTGGATGCACACGGTAAGGCATCCGATACCCGTACACCAGCACAGAAGAAAGCTCTGCGAGAGCTTATTGCCAAGTTGGTTAAAGAGTATGATATTAAAGAGGTGCTCGGCCATCGTGATACCAGTTCGGATTTGGACGGGGATGGCATTGTCGAACCAAACGAGTGGACAAAGATGTGCCCTTGCTTTGATGCTGCTGAATACAAAGATTTACTTCCATGAAACTGTATGACTATATAATAAATAAGGTAAGCCAGTGCATTGCGCTGGCTCCTTTCATGTGCCTGATTCTGATTTGTTCCTGCCGAACCGTGAAATATGTTCCGGTAGAAAGCAAAGCTGACAGCGTAGTCGTTGAGAAGCTGGTTGAGGTACAGCTTCCTCCAGACAGCGCAACTATCCGCGCATTGCTTGAGTGTGACGAAAATGGGAAAGTCGTTCTAAATTGGCTGGACATCGCTAACAGCAAGAATGCACAGGCTCAGTTAACTATTGATAGCCTTGGCAATCTGCTGGCCAAGATGAAGACTCAGCCAGACACAGTCTATCTGCCATCAAAAGAAGTGGTTGTTTCCAAAACAGAAAAAGTCCCTTATCCGGTCGAAAAAGAGCTGACCAGATGGCAGCAGTTTCGGCTTGATGTAGGTGGGTGGGCGATAGGTATAGTTGTAATAGTGATATTGATATTTTTCGGTTGGTTTATTTATAAATTAAAAAAAACGTAAGATGAATCCCTGGCGTGAAGCTGGGGATTTTTTATAAGCTAAACAAAGCTAAAGCCTTGATAATAAAGCAAGTACTACTACTTTATGTGAGTTTATAGTGTTACCTTAGCTGTACAATAAAAAGGCAAACAATTATGAATGAACAGATTACAGCAATATTATCACAGACAACAACAAAAACAAGAAAGATTGAACAACTTCTTCAGCTTGGGTTAACAAGACGCCAGGTGGCCGATTTGGTGACAAATGGAAATTACGGATTTGTACAGAACGTGTACAAGAAAATGCTGGAAAGAGCCGGACAAAACATCCCAACAAGCACTCAGCTTGATTATTCCTTTACACGTAAGTTTGGAATAGAAATCGAAGCATATAATTGCACTAGAGAGAAGTTGGCCAGCGAACTTAGAGCAGCCGGCATTGATGTTGCAGTTGAAGGATACAACCACACTACTCGAAACCATTGGAAACTGGTTACAGATGCCAGTCTTTCCGGAAACAATACCTTCGAGCTTGTAAGCCCGGTTCTTGAGGGTGAAGCCGGATTGAAAGAACTCGAAAAGGTTTGTTGGGTACTTGAGTTTTGCGATGTAAAGGTAAACGACAGTTGCGGATTACACATCCACATGGATGCAGCCGATTTCGACCTTCAGACATGGAAAAACCTCGCCTTGAGTTACAAACACCTTGAAAGGGTGATTGATTCCTTCATGCCGCAATCAAGAAGACAAAACTATTACTGCAAAGGCTTGAGTTCCATTTCAACAGCAGATATTCAGGCTGCACAAAACATTAATGACTTGCGAGCAGCTTTCGGAAACAACCGATACCGCAAGGTTAACCTCGAAGCCTACGCAAGACACAGAACGGTTGAGTTCCGCCAGCATTCAGGAACAACGAATTTCACAAAGATGGAAAATTGGGTACGCTTTTTGAACGGATTGATTACCTTTGCGAAAAGCGGAATAGCAGCTAACACCGGCCTTGAGAATATTCCATTCCTCGATGAGAAACAGAAACTTTTTTATAAACTTAGAACCAAAAAATTAGCAAGATGATAAAGACTTATAACCTGCTGGATGGTGGTACAATTACCGCCACCAGCCCAGAAGATTTCGTAACCAAGCTTCGTGAGGGCAGCCGTTTTGACAGTGAATGTACCAATCAGGAATTTATGCAGAACTTCGCTCGCAGATACCGGGAACTTCATGGGGTCGATATTGCAATAAGTTCGGCAGATACTTTTTTAGATAGTCTGGAATTAGCAGGATATATCATTTAATCTACAAAGGAGCTCAATACGCTCCTTTTTTTATAGATTGAAATTTAGTCTAAAAATTGCACTACATAAGATTTTAATACTACTTTTGTGCATAACAATAATTGTACAAAATATATGGAGCAGTTCAATTTTAAAAGTCTATTTCAATTGTCAACAAATAAGATAACAGGCAAAACAAAAGCCAAGATGCTTCCTTTGGATGATGATATTAAAAGAGCCTTATGTAAAACATTAGGGTTCTACTGTTGTTCATTAGACGGCAAGAAAAAGTATTATATACATCTGGAGTCGGGGAAATTAGGTCTTGTTAGCTATAAAAATATTAACTATAAAATTTATAATTACATCGAATGCTATTTCCAAAAGTCTTTAGACCCTATCAATAAAATTTATTTGGGGGCATTGTATTCTTCTTATCGTTCAATGATTTTTAAAAGGTCCGATTTAATAAAATGTTGTTCAGACTATTCTTTAAATGATGATACTAAGCATCAATTAAGAATGCTTATTGATGATAAATATCGTAAACTATATAACAGAGACGAAGTAATAAAATATCTAAGCAATAATTCTTTCAAGTATAATGAATATAAGTTCGAGTCAGCTTGTCATACAGATGGCTTTTATTATAAGCAAATAAACGAGAATGACTATTTGATATGTTCTTATGCTGCTTATGATAAAAAGCGCAATATATACATTTTTGATATGTTTAGATGTTACTATAGTAATTTTAGAGAAGGAGGAACTAATGATCCGACTTGTGAGCCTGAAGATTTGATTCTTGGCGTCAATGTCTCTGAGCATAAAAAAGGATTAGATTATTTAATGGCTAATCCTTATGCAAGCAAATACGATATTTTTAGTAAAATTGAAAATATATAAAACTTATTCCTATGGATTTAGTATTCTTAGCATTATTTATATTAATAGTAATAACATTTTTTGCTTTACTTAAGAGATCATCAGATAAACCAACAGAAAGTAACTATGAGAAAAAAGCAGATGATAGTTTTTCTTTGACATTGGATGGAGTAGATGTCAATTCCCGATTGAAAGAATTGAGTAAACTTCCAGGTGATTCACAATGTGAGAAAGGAGTTTATCTATTTTTGGATACAGAAACTACGGGGTTGCCTAAGAAACGTAATGCTGAACCAAAAGATTTTGATAACTGGCCATACGTAGTAGAAATAGCTTGGCTTTTGACCGATGAATCTGGCCTACAGGTTAGCGGAGGAAGATATATTGTGAAACAGAATGTGAAAATTCCTCAAGAAGCAATAAATGTACATCATATCACTAATGAAGATATGAATAGCAAAGGAGTTGCTCCGAAAAGAGTATATAAGGAATTCCTTGAAGACATTGCTAATTGTGAATATATCATAGGGCATAATCTTGATTTCGATTTACCTATTATACAATGCGAATTATATCGTAATGGTTTTGATGTATCATTATATGAAAAGAAACATTTTTGCACAATGAAAGCAGGTAAGGACTTTTGTTATGCATTTGATGTAAGCGGAAGACCCAAGAATCCCAAACTGGTAGAACTGTTTAGCTCATTATATTTTAATGTATCATCATTGCCTATCAAAGGAACACATTCCGCATTATCAGATACGTTGATGACGTATCGTTGCTTTATGAAGATGATAGAACAGAAACCAGGACTACTGAATACTGATATCCAAGATATACCAGAAGAGGTGTCTTATTCAAAATCGAGTAAAAAAAATTATGTAACACTTCCGCATGATTCTGAAGATAAACTTTCTGGAGATATCCTTAAGAAGGACCTGTCAAATGCAGATCCTTCAAGTATCTTTTATGATCAGAAGGTTGTTATTACAGGAGTTTTCCCTATCAGCAGATATCGATTAGCTGAAATTTTAAAGTTCAAAATGGGGGCTGATATAGATGTTGGCGTTGGAAAGAACACGAGGTTCTTATTGGTTGGAGATGTTCCTGGATATAAAAAGATAGAGAAGGCAGAAGAACTTGGTGTTGATATTATAGAAGAAGATGAAGTTATGAATTTAATCAGTGAATATCTATAATATTTTATCTTAAACTTAAACGCCTTGTCATTCAAAACCGAATGACAAGGCGTTTTTGAGATTTACCGTTTTGACGGTATTTTTAGATTAGATATTCTGCAAAATAAGATCTGCATCAATATGCAAATCTGTGTAAAGCTTTTTAGCGAGCGCAGCAGAAATCTTTCTTTTTCCATTCATGATTTGGCTAAATACAGATTCATTCAGTCCCAAAGCAGCTGCTGCATCTTTTCTCTTCATGTCTTTAGAATAGAAGTAATCTTCAATAGCCTTAATTAGAGGGTTTTTTACTTTTAGAGGAAGAATATTCAAGTATTCATCCTCATAGTCTGCGCTTAATTTTGCCAAGCGGGCAATTTCACGAATGTATTCGTTATCCGCATTCGGTTCCAACATTCCCTTTTGGGTCGCTTCTTTAATTAATTCGTTAACACGATTACGCACTTCATCATACTGCTCTCGTGTCGTGATACAGTTGACGTTAAATGGTTTCATATTCAATGTTTTAAGTTAGATCCTGTAAGTGAACTGTCCGGAGGGGTTAAATCTCCGAACAGTTTTTAATTTTGTCATACTCGGCATGTGTACCGACAAATCTTAATTCCAAAATTCCTCCGATAAACAGAACCACAGCCACTATCCTAAAATTATTGCCGCTGATGTTGAAAACATATCGGCCATTACCTACATAGTCTGCCGAAGGAAATGTATCTTTCAAATGTTGATGGGTAGTCCATTGTGCTTTTATCACATCTTCCACCCACTTGTTCATTGGTTTCACCGCCCTTGAGTGCCTTTGAACAAAGGCATTTAATAATGGTTTATTTGAAATCTTCATTTCATTTTGTATTTGTGTTACATTTGCAAATGTAGAAACTTATTTCCAATTAAGCAAATAATATTTGCAGAAATGCAAAGAAATTTTTCTCCACGAAAACTTTCCCTTTTTTTCTTTGCTATTCCAAAATAAATCCTCATATTTGCAATGCTCAACATTTGAATCAGGCGACGAAAGCTCGCCCAATAACCTTGCTGCGGGCATTTTTATGTCTGAGGCAAGCCTATTATATCGTATAGTTCCGTCCCGTGTGGAGTGTTAATGCACCCACAGCCTGATTCAGGTGTTGAGCAACGGGGAGCGGAACTTTTTTGTTCCCTCTCCGTATTTAATCAATTTTATTTATTCATTTTAATGCTCAACAAAAATGAAAAAACAAACAACATCTTCTGCCAACCAAGCAGAAATCAGCACATTAGATATGTGGCTGAACAGTGAAAACAAATTATTCACAAATCTATTTGCCGATACAGGCGAATCTATTACCAACAGAAAAATGTTGCTCGATGTGCAGTTACTTCTGTCTTTGGTTGTTCTCCTATCATTCAGTTTCGTTAATCCCTTCATGACTTTAGTATGCCTCGGTTGGTTTGCATCATCCGTTATGCTTGTTAGGCAGCATGAAGAAATGAATAAGAAAGGAGGCTCCAAATGAATATCAACGGAGTACAACTCAGTAAGAAGGCATTAAAAACTCTTCGGCTGATGCAGTCGAACGATAGTGAGCAGATTGCATTATATTTGTCGGCCATCGATAGATGTGAGGATGTACTTCTCACACCTTCAGGTATCCTTCCGGAGATTTCCGATGCTGATAAGCTCGAAACGCTTGCTCTTATGCGTTATTTGAAGAAAGATTTGACAACCTTAATTAGTATTTCCGATGAATAAGAATGAAAACTCAGCTGCTTCCAGCTATATAGAAGCACTTATGCAGACATTTCTTCCTGCATTGAGCGAGGCCGAAACCACACACTGGTTCAGTACCGACGAAGTTTACGATGCTATCAAGAAAATATCCCCTGGCGCAGGTATAACCAAGGAAGAAGTCTATGATGCTATGGTTGCTGCCGGATTCCGGTTTCAGTGTCGGCCCGGTGCTTTGGCTTTGGACTTCAAATGGATGCTGAAGATTAAATGATATAACACGCTCTTTTTAAGGCGAAGGCAATGCAAAAGTTGTCCTTCGCCTTTTTTGTTTCCCGATGTATCTTCGCTGAAAACAGATTGGATATGATTACAGAAGATATCATCAAGCAAACGTACATCAAAAGCATTGTCAATCGTGATAGGGCTGTGATATACAAGACACAGGCAGAAGTGGTACGGGCCTATTTCTATGATACCGGGAACCTGTACAAATCACTCACTTCGGCAAAGCCTATAGACCTGGACGGCAGAATGTTTTGGTTTAAGATACTTCCATACTTGCGGTTTCTGGATATCAGATACAGAGAAGACATGAAGGTCCGTCGTAATTTGGCCCTTTATAACCGTGTAATCTGGGGTGTACTGTATAACGAAACCTTACCGGATATCCGTTATGGATACACACAGGATATTCGCAATGCAATTAAGAAGGACCTGATACGTGCGCTTGAGATAGAGAATTACGATAAGAGTTGGTAACATTAATGTTTAGCAATTATGGCAAAAGGACTTACTGAAGACCAGATTAACTGGATATTATCGGTCGATGCATCAGAAGCACAGCAGGAGATACGTAAACTCGTAAAAACGAATCGTGAGCTTGTAAATGTCAATAAGGAAAGGCGTCAGGAGCTTATAAAGCTGGAGGCAGCCGGCAAGAAAGAAACCGAAGAGTATAAAAATCTTGAAGCAGAAGTAAAGAAAGCCAGCCGGAGTATATCAGAAAACAATAAAATTATGGGCGAGCTTGAAAAGAAGCTTGACATTACCGGACTCACTATGGCGCAACTAAAGAAAAAGGCTCGCGATCTGCAGCGTCAGCTCGATCAGACGGTACAGTCTGCCCATCCGGACGAATACCAGGCATTGCAGAATGAACTGGACCGTGTGCGTGGCCGTATGGATGAACTGCGAGCTTCAGGTCGTCATGTACAGAACGAGATGTCTTATACTGAGAAGGCGGTTTCAAAACTGACGGTTGCCATGAAACTCTTTGTCGCTGTTCAGTTATGGCAATACCTGAAGGATATAGGTACACAGGCATACAACACCCGTAAGGAATTTGCTACATACGAAGCGGTTTTGAAAAATGCAACTGGTTCTACCAAAGCTGCAGCATCGGCCATGAAGATGATACAGACACTTGCTGCCGACACTCCGGCAAGTGTGGCCGAATGGACACAGGCATATATAAAGCTCGTTAATCGTGGTATTACTCCTACAAAAGAAGAACTTATCCAGATGGGTGATATCGCATCTTCCCAGGGTAAGGATATCGACCAGTTCATCGAAGCATTGCTCGATGCTATGACTGGGGAAAACGAACGCTTGAAGGAATTTGGTATCACCGCATCCAAGAATGGAGAAACTACGGCCTTCACTTTCCGTGGAGTTACTACAGAGGTGCAGAATACGGATCAGGCCATCAAGAATTATATCCTGTCTCTTGGAAAGGTACAGGGAGTGCAGGGAGCGATGGCCATACAGATGGAGGAACTTGCCGGACTGGAATCAAATCTTGGCGACCAGATGGATTCTATTTACAATAAAATCGGGAAAAAATTGGAGCCGGCCATTAAGTCTTTAATGGGCACTTTGGGAAGTCTTATGGGTTCCTTATCCAGTAGTTTGGATACCAGTGCAGAAAAATTTGATATACAGATGGACAAGGTTGTATCGTTGGAAACAGATTTACTTCCACTTCTAGATAGATATGACTCTTTGAAAACGAAAACGAATCTAAGTGCTCAGGAGCAGGAAGAAATGAATACACTGATTGGTCGTATATCCCAGATTATCCCTGCTGCAATAACCGGATTTGATAATTATGGACAAGCTATTTCTGTTAGTACAAATTATGCTCGTGAATGGATAAAGACTGAAAAAGCCAGGTTAGCATATTTAAATAGAAGTCAGATTGAACAGGCCCAGAAGGACAAAAAGGCTATTGAAGATAAACTGGCCTTGCTTGATAAGCAAGAAGAGATAAGTAAACGGCTTTATGGCACTGATGAACAAGGACAGGCCAACTCTATTGCTGTATATACTGGAGCAAGAGGATTTGGAAGTAATGCAGAAGCTATGAACTACAGGAGAGCTTCAGCTAAAGAACAGTCTGAATTCAGAAAACAGCAGCAGGAGCTTCTTAATCAGCTTACCGGAATAAATGCACAGTTAGACAATCTTCAAGGGACTACACTGGATGATTTGATTAAGAATAATACTGAGATGATTAATAAGCGTAAAGAGTTTAATGAAATGAATAAGCAGCAGCTTGATGCATGGATTGCTGACGAAAAGAATGCAAATAGTCAGTACCTTGAATTGGCAAAAGAACTGCGAAAAACTCGTTTCCCTGAAGCTTCCGTTGCTGGTAACGGAAGTGATGAAGAGCTGCAAAAAGAAGTAAAAGAGGCCCTTGCGCATCAGGCTGAAATATACAATCAACAGCAGATAGAACTCAAAAAAAGATACCTTTCCGGAAATGATGAGCAACTCCAGACACAGACTCAGTTCAACAAGGCTATGGAAGAACTGTTGCTTCAGGACTTGAATGCCCGACTAGCCATATTCGGACTTGAAAAAGATCAGCGTCAGCAGCTGGAGCAGCAGATATTGGACATACGTATCAAGGCGATGGAGGACTTTTATCAGAAAAAGGCAGAACTGGAAAGCCAGGAAACTACACTGAAACGTCAGTCTAATGAAGAAGCAATGGCCCAGAACGACGAGTGGATGTCACAGCAGATGAAAAAACTACAGGACGACCATCAGAAACGTACTGAGATTATACAACAGTCCTTACAGGCGCAGGTTGGGCAGTATCAGGAATATGGTTCCCAGATAGGTAATGCTTTAGGCCAGGTACTTTCCGGACAGGAAAACATGCTGACGGCTTTTGGCAATACGATGGTAGATATCCTCTTTGATGTTTTATCACAGATTATTAACCAGAAAATAGCGGAAGCTACTGCTGTAGCCATAGCAGAACAGGCTAAGGCTGCTGCAATATCGGCTGCACAGCCGGACTCTGTTGCAACTTTCGGTGCTACGGCTGCTGCCCGTACTGCTGTTATTGGTGGATTAATCATGGCTGGACTTACTGCTGCAAAAACAGCTCTTAAAGGCTTGCTCAGTAAAGGTAGTAAAGCGGATTCTATTACCACCAGTTCTGATGGGAATACCTATTACACCCGTGTGCCGGGAAAAGCGTCTGGTGGTTACATCGATGTGACCCGTGCTCAGGATGGCAGGACGTATCATGCAGCTTTGGAACCTTCAATGCGTGGTTTCGTTTCACGGCCTACGGTCATAGTAGGCGAGGGACCTGCAGGAATGTCACGTGAGTGGGTGGCAAGTAACGATGCTGTCCGGAATCCTACAGTTGCTCCTATATTGAGTATTCTCGATGCAGCACAACAGGCCGGAACCATCCGCTCGCTCGATCTGAACAAATACATTCAGGCCCGTAGTCTTATGGGTAAAGCCGAAGGCGGAAACATATCTTCTTCATCTCCTGCAGAAGTTGTTCCTGCTGCATCCCCTGTATGCCCTGATATCGAACTCAAGTTACTCAAGCTTCTCGAGTCCCTCGACAAGAACGGAATACATGCTTACACTTTACTTGATGAATTTGAAAACAAACAGAAACTCAGAAACCGTTCACGTAAAATTGGCTCAAAATGAAAATTATTAATACCGAGTCAGGAAAAGCTTATCAGTTATTCCCTGACACAGAACTCAGTGTAGAACGTACCAATCCTTTTTTTAACGATTATGGCGAGCAGACACTTCCGGTATCATTGCCGGACAGTGAATACAACAGAAGTATAATGAATCAGCCTGATAAGGTTAACCGGAAAAACAAGGTCACATTCCATGATACCTCAATACAGGATGGAGAATACTTTGTTCCATGCCGTCAGGCCATACTTGGTGTCACTCCTGGTGATAAGATTGAGACCTCGTTTTATATGAACGAAGGCTCTTTCTATAGCCGTTTGGAGAATACATATATGAGTGATGTTTTTGGCGAAGAAACAGTTCCTGGTGTGAACAATTTGGACCAGGCTTTGAGTTTTATAAAATCATTGTTTAAAAGTGACAATTCTGAGTTTGCCATTTTTCAGGTAGAGATAAGCAATTCTCGGTTCATGAATGTCTATTATAATGGTACTCTCATGGCAGAAACGGAGCAGAAGGAAACTGTAGATGGTAAGGAAATAACAGTTCCACGAGGCTTCTATCTGTCGCCTTTCCTTAAGGCAAACTTCGTGCTGAAAAGAATGTTCTCTTATTTCGGATACACGTTACTCGATAATTTCTTTACCCAGACAGCACAGTTTCGGAATATGGTATTCATAAACAATGTGGCCGATGCCGTGGTTACAGGAAAGATATACTATTCACAGCTGCTGCCCAATGTAACCTGTAAGGAAATCCTGGAGCTGTTTCGCAAGAAGTTCATGTGCGAGTTTATTACAGACGAGGTGGAGAAAACCGTAAGAATCGTTTTGTTCAATGAACTTCTTGCGGAACAGGCCTATTCGGATTATTCTGCTAAGCTTGTCGACCAGCTTGTCGTAGAATATTCTGAAGAATATAAGCAGCTTATCTTGGAATCTCGTGACAGTATTGGAAGCCTGTCTTTTGATAGCATTCCGGAGATGAAGTCCAAGTATTCGTCAGTCCAGTTCAATTCTAAGCGTGGGGAGTTTTATAGGTATGGATATAATTTGGGCACTATATTTGCCGGAGAAATCTATGAGGTAGTGGCCGATGCGTCACAGAGATATTATGAGGGTGGAAATCTTCCTACAGAAAGTATTGAAATACCGGAATGTATTCCTGTTTATAAATCATTTTTCCTTTATATTGGTGATGAACAATTTCTTAATTCTACTCTTCAGGCTGATGGGGAGTCATCTTCTGATGCAGAGTCAGACAGTTCAACTACAAAGATGTATCTGATGTTGGCCTTTGCTTATTGTGATGGTACCACATCTTATGGAACGGTATCCAATTATATTTCTACTGGAATAGTGGGAGGAGTGGAAATAAGGATTGGTGATTATTCCCTTGTATATAATGGTGATGAAGGTATATTCGAAAAGTTTTATCGGAAATACGATACACTTCTTCGTAATTCTTTGCATACGGTCAAAGGAAAATTTTTGCTTGGTTTATCCGAAAAGCGTAATATCCCTTCAATTGCAATGCTCAATGTTAAGGGTAACAGGCTTTTGATGGATAAAATGACTTATCAGTTGGGAGGGAAAAAGGATATTACTCAGATTGATTTTCTTACATTGCAGCTTTATGAACCGGTTTCCAATGCCAAATATATGTCTGAACTCTTGCCGGGAAACAATGGATACGCATGGGTGGTGAAAAAAGAAGATAAATCTATTCCTGCAGATGAATATCAGAACTCGCCATACAAGAATGCCAAATATAGTATGGTTTATCCTCCGGCTCCTGCTGGTGATAAAATGGGTAAGCGTTTTTTTGAAACAAAAACCGCTGCTCAGATTGGCGGTGTTTATCTGTTAACCACAGCTTGGCTTGAGGTTGTTCAAGTTTGATTCTGTCCTTTCTGTTTCATGGGCATGGCATTAAATTCGCTGAAAAGATAAATGTTATGACTATACTTCAACAACCGGAAAATATAAATCTTTCAGGTAATCTTACCGATTTTATAATATCATCGGCAAGCACTGTCACCTTTGTTCTTAAGCAAGGTGGAAAAGTATTATTCGAAGCTAGCTATACTCCAAATGAGAACCAACGGATTGAGATTAATGTTAAAGATGTGATTGAAGCCGATCTGAAGCCAGTCTTTAAGGATGCTTCGGATCCTTATGAACAGTCAGAACTTGCGAAGACTTACGTTGCCGAAATTGCTGGACAGGCATATACCTTCAGTGTTATTAAGGCTGGGGTTGACCGTTTGGCCACATCTGCAGCGAATTTTTTGAAATCCAACTGGCTTACATGGCAGCCACAAGTAAAGAATATCACATACTATTTGCCCGAAAGTCTTACCTTCTACAGTGTCGAAGCCTCAGTCGTTAAGGTGAGGGCTTATTTTCTGCAGCCGGATGGAAGATATACTGAGGAAACGAAACAGCTTCTTTCCATTGTTGCAGGAAAAGCATATACTGTTCCGGTTCAGTATGCAGTTATTACTGGTAAGTTTGGCTCTCGTACACCGGCATTCTATGATGTGTGGTTCGAAACAGTTCATGGTGTACGTCTTAGTTATATTCAAAGGTATGTTGCATCCGGGATGATGAGTGAAGATGAGCAATGGATTGTTTTTGAAAACTCGTTGGGAGGCTTTGATACGTTCCGTGCATACGGTCAGGAATCACTCACTGCCGATCATGATCATCAGTTGGCCGAACTCGACGAAATTACTGAAGAGTATAATGTAGACACAAATCGTAACTTTCAAAAGAATACAGGGTATCTTGCAGATCAGGAACGTAAGTGGTTACTCGATTTTTTCCCTTCCCGGCAGAAATTCCTTTACTCCAGAAATTACTTGAGGAGAATTGTTGTGACAGAAGATGAAACTTCGTACACAGGCAATGAACTGCCATCTTCATATACTTTTACTTATCGTTTTGCTGATGCAAAACCATATCTTAATTTGCAACGAGTAGAAGAGCTTCCTGCAGATTTGTCTATATCTGTTCCTGATTTGGGTTCTTTTACTATACCCCCTCGGTTGGTTGAATTTCCATCTCAGAATCTGACTGAGGGGGTACTTTTCCCGGTGCAGAATCCTTATTCTGAAACTTGGGCTACCACGACCATCGGGGCAATCTTATCTTATGTTTTAAGTCGGATTATTGATTTGAGTGGCGATGGTACAGGTGGTGTTGGGCATACCCATGCCAATTATCAAGTTTTGAAGGCTCTTGAATATATTGATGGATATCTTACTTTCAATGGCCAGAAGATAAATGCCGGCTATGCAGACAAGGCCGGTGGATTCGATGAAAGTCTGATGAAAAAGTTCCTGAGGCGAGATATTCCAGATTCTGCTTTGGAACTGATAACTTTTATGAAAGGCTTACTGATAGGTGAAAATGGCAGCGGAATAACTGTACTTGAGGATGGAACATCACAGGCTGTTGTAGACAGGCTTTATGTAAAGATTAAGGCTGTATTTGATGAGCTTGAAGTAAAACGTCGTACTCATGTAGGTGGTGAGGAAATGCTATCTCCAGCAGGAATGAAGTGTGTTAAGGTGGAAGAACTTACGGATGCTTATAGGTGTTATTTTCAAGCTGAAGTAGACGGAGTAACCATAGAAAATGATTTTTCTGTTGGCCAGTTGGCAATGGCCAAAGAATGTAATATCAAGGAAGGTACATCACATAATGTTTCAAATCGTTATTATTGGCGTCTGGTTACAGGTATTGGTCCGGATTATATTGATTTATCAAAAACAGACTGTGACAGGGATAGTGATATTCCTGCTGAAGGAGATGATATCGTTGCTTTTGGTCATAAAACTGATATAACACGTCAGGCTGCCATTCTTCTGTCTTCAGTCGATGAACGTTCTCCAGCTATTATCTTTTATCAGGGAATTAATTCATATAGTGTTATTGATAAAGATGTCATATCTCTGTATTTTGATAAATCTACAGGGAAGGCCCATCTTAAGGTGTTTGGCGAATTTTATGTTGGAAAGCGTGATGGGTCTTCTTATTTCAAGTTCACTGAGGCTGATGGTGCAGAGATTAAGGGAAAAGTTGTGATTGGTCCGGGATCCTCTGGTTGGGAGAATATGCAGGGATTACCAGATAAGATAAAGGATATTGCTGACGCTTCTGCTGCAGCTCAAGAAACGGCTGACAAGGCTGCTGAAGATGCTGCTGGAGCTAAGCAGGATGCTGAAGATGCAGCCGGGCGTCTTGATGAATGGGCTAGCGATAGTGTTATTTCTCCTACAGAGAAAACAGCTTTGAAACAAGAATTGGTAAATCTCCAGAGTGAATACGATACGAATATTAAGAATGCCGAGAAGTATTCTATTGATTTTTCTGATTATTCTACTGCATGGGCTGCATATAAAACGGAGCTTGAATATCATTCTGCTGAATCCCCGGAAAGTATCCCAATACGTGATTCTTTTAAAGCATCACAGTCATTGTTCTATCAGGAACGTGAAAAATTGCTGGTGAATATAGCTGCTGCAGCAAAAGAATACTCAGATAAACTCTTTGGAAGTATTTCTGTAGGTTCTGAAAATATATTGCTAAATACAGGCTTTACTGGAAATTATAAAAGTTCCGGTCTTACATCTTCTACAAAGCTGACCAATAAAAAGGAAATGTATTCCGAAAAATTGGAAAATTGGGAAGGTTCAGGGACTGTTGTCGATGATAAAAGTTCCAGAAGCAAATATGCATGTCAAATTGGGAGTATAGCTCAAAATGTACAGCTAATATCTGGAGAGCATTATGTCGTTTCATATAAGGCAAAAGGTATATCATTGACGGTTGGATGCGGTAGTTTTTCCGAAACAATCAATTTGTCTTCCGATTACAGAAAGTATATCCATAAGTTTGAATATATCAACGGTAACATCTTTATGATGTCTGGAAATGCTACAGTATGTGAGGTGAAGCTGGAACGTGGAACAGTCCCTACAGATTGGTGTCCGTCTCTTCTCGATCGGAATGATGTGGCAGCAGAGTTTCGTGAGTACTGGCATCTTCAGGATGCTTTGAAAAGTAATACAGAGATATTGGGTGGTTTGACTCTTACTACGATGATTATGCTTGGTCAATGGGTTGATGGTATACTCAAAAAAGTAAATGCTGGAGTTTCTGGAATATACAATGATGATCAGGATGTAGCGTTTTGGGCTGGAGGTACACTTGAAGGTGCCATTAAAACGGTACAACGGTTGTTGGAAGGTGATATTCCTACGGATGAAGAATGGAAAACTTTGGCAAAATTCGTTGCTACACATGGTGGTGATGTTTTTATGAGGGGGTATATCTATGCGCTGGGAGGTGTCTTTAGGGGTACGGTTTATGCCCAAAATGGGACATTCGAGGGTGTTGTTAAAGCAAGAGCTGTCTACTCGGATATTAAAGAGGTATGGGATGTAAATTCAGATATTATTGATCCCGTATTGGATGGATGCTATTTTATTGGAGAGGGTAGCTGGAGTGCATCAACACCGGATATCACCTTGGGCTTGCCGGATCCTGTAACTTGGAAGAGCCTTCGTTTGAATTTTAGAACATCTCGTTTATCCCGCAAAGGAGGGCCTATTATATTGAAAATAGCAAATGGAGGAAGGTTTTCGGTTAATTCGATATTGCTTCCAAAACTATACTGTGCATGTCATGATGGATGTTATTCTTCTTTTATTTCAGACGGCTCAAAATGGATAGTCGAGACAGCAAATACTTGCTCCTTTTCTGATGATTTGGAATCTTGGTGTGATAAGGATGGACAACCTGTAACGGTTGAAGGAAATCCGACAAGTCCCGATCCTACAGTAGAAGGAAAAACAGAGAATGTTTTTCTTTATGCTGATTCAGATGGTATGCTGAAAACATATGCACAGTTTGTCAAAGGGCTTTATGTAGGGACAACTCAATTAATATAATGAAGTGTTAGTATGGCTAATGTATCAAAAATAGAAGTCAATTCAGATTGGGGCACTGAAGCTCCAAAACTGAATGCCAATTTTAATGCTGTAAATCTGGAATTGGCAAATTTGAAAAATACGAGGAGTATAAAAATTCCTTTGTTCAGTAGCACTGCTGAAGCATCGAAAAATCTTCCTTCTCCGTATGTAGGACAATTAATTCTTATCGGGACATCTTTACCGGCATCGATATATAAATGGAATGGAAATGCGTGGAGTAACACTGGTCAGACTGGTGGTTCAGCAGAAGTTCCTCTTACAAACTATTATAATAAGTCGGAAATAGACTCTAGATTTCAGATAGTAAAATCAACTACGGAGGTTACGATATGAGAAAATTTAGAATAGGTACTGATATTGAAATTCGTTGGCCTATATTGACCAATGGGGAGGTGGTTACTTTGGAAGAACGTGATTTAAAACTTATACTTACCACTCCCTTGATGCAAAAAATACCAATGGAATTTTCTGTTGAAGATAATGTCGTTTTGTTTGTGTATTCTGGTATTGAACAGAAAATTGTAGGTGTATATAGTCTGACTCTATGGGAAAATTACGGTAAGCAGTATCAGACGGTGGTTGATAAATGTTCAGCTTTTGAGCTGGTACCATGGTCCTGTATGACTGATGACGCTGATGATAGTCTTATTGCTCGTCCGGTTGTACAGCTCGATGCAAGCGATATTCATCTTGGCTTGCCGGGATACTCTGCTTTTGAAATAGCTGTAAGAAACGGTTTTGAGGGTACAGAAGCCGAATGGTTGGCCAGTTTGGTTGGTCCTAAGGGGGATGCCTTTACTTTTGATGATTTTACTGCAGAGCAAATCAAAGAGCTTCAACGTCCAGCTACTGATATGATTGAGCAACTTAATCAAACAGATAGTCAGGTAAAGCAAGCTGAACAGCAAAGGATAAGTTCTGAGCAACAGCGGAAGCAGAATGAAACGCAGCGAGAATTGAAATATTTAGAGTTATCTAAGTCGCTTAATGATGCTATCAGTAATGCGAACGCTGCATCTCAGAATGCGACTGAAGCTGCTGCAAATATACCAGTGATACTAGAAACTATTAAAGAAACAACAGACATAAATATTTAAGATTATGGCAACAAATATTGTACAGATGACAGATGGTACAGGCAACAAGCAGTATCCTGTTACCAGCGCAGAAGCAGTCGGTATGCCTGACGGATCCGGCAACTTAACAAACTATCTTGATAAGAGAGTCACAGAATATAATGTGTCTGTTTTACACCCGACATCAGGTTCTGGAGGTAGTAATAAATATACGCTTGAAACAGCTATTGCGCAGGTGCCGTCTAAGTATCGGAGTGTCGGTTTAAAATGTGCGTTTATAAACTCTGTTGGGAAACCGGAGTGTTGGAAGTATCAGGGCGGTTCGTGGGTAGTAGCTAACTTTATAAAGGAAGCTGATGGTGGTAACAAGATATTGAAGTGGGTAACCGATGTTGCTACTACACGTAAGCAGGTTGCGTTAAGCGAGCGTAAAGCAGGTATGCAGATTAGCTACACTCCTGATGGCAAAAATTGGATTAATGAACAGTATATTGGAACAACCTTTACTGATACACAATGGGAAAAAAACGATAATTGGATTAATAGCATAAATCAAAAGGATTTAATAAAATCAAACTTTACAAATCGGTACGATTTATTGAGAAATTTAACCGGATTAGGTTCTGAGTTTAGCAGTAATTTATTTGTAAAAGACGCTTTTTCTCCATATACGGTAGATAATAATGAAAAATTTATTGCAAGTACAATCTATGAAATATGTAAGGTTTATTTGGAAGCAGGTAAGACTTATTATAGATATAATGACATTACTAAAAGTAATTGGAATAGTACAAACTGTAGATTATTTGATGATACGGGTTTTTTACAAATGTTTGGAGGAACGGATATTTTAGTTCCAGCAGAAGCAAAAAATCCATATATTTATCTTACAGTAATGCAAAATGACAAAAATAAAGATAAATATATGTTTACAGAAGAAGTTAATCCAAATTCTTATATATTCCCAGTGTCATATAAGGCTATAAAGGATTTACAAAATATTATTAATGGAATATTCACAGATATAGAAGAGACTAATAATTCTATCAAGGAATTAGATTTAGTAGCAGTAAAGAAAATTTTAGCAAGAACAAATAATCTATTTAATCCGAATGATGATACTTACTTTGGTAAAGTTATATCAGATACTGGTGTATGGTCACAAAGTTCAAGTTATAATTCTGTTTTAATTAATCTTGAGTCTGGTAAAACTTATAAAAGATATTCTAAAGCAGGAACATTAAGCGATTGGGGTGTTTCTAATATAAGAGTTTTTGATGATAATGGAGATGGTAGTCTTTTAATAAAATCAAATACCAATTCTGTAACTGTACCTCAAGAAGCTAATAATCCTGTTGGGATTTTTGCTTTTCCAATCAAAACTAGTTTAGATTCGCAACTTTTTATGGTTTTGGAAGATGGTATTAGCGGAGATGAACAAATTCCATATTATAATATATCATACGAACAAGATTTAACGGATTATATAAAATCACTTGTTAAAGATATAGATATATCAAATGCCATTGTACAAGGAGAAGGTGATTCGGAAGATAAAGTTATGTCACAAAAAGCCGTTACAGTTAGCTTGTTAAAACAAAAGAATGATTTACAAACAAAGATAGAGAATGCTATTTTAGGGTTGACTTCTTCAACTATAGAACAAGGCAAAGGACAATCAACTTCTTCAACCATTTCACAAAAAGGAATAACAGATTTATTGGCTGAATTAGCAGAGGGTTTACAAGGAGATACACAGTATATGTATGCTGATAGACCTACAAGCGGATATGAGAACTTTCTTGTAGATGTAGATATAAATATAGCAACTACAAATAATAGTGTTGAAGCTGTTGCAGATTCTATTGATTTACAAAAAGATAGATGTGTATTGGTTTTGCCAAAAAATTACAATCGTAGTGGGAAACCAACAAGACTTATAATATGCGGACATGGAACAGGTTGGAAATGTATTTCATCTACAGCCAAGCCGTGGGTAGGAGATTTGAATTTGGATTTATTTTTAAACGAGGGCTATGCGCTTTTGGGACTTAACGGAACTCCGGGAAATTTAGATGGATTGACTAATGGACATAATGGAACGCCACAATGTTATAGAAGTGTTTTGGCTGCATACAAATATATCATTGGAAAGTATAATATCGCAAAAAATGGAGTTTTTACAATAGGTTACTCAATGGGAACTTTAATGACAACTCAAATTTCTTGCTTTAATGATATTCCTGTTTTGGCTCAAATAGTTTATTCTCCGTCTTTCCCTTTGATAAAATCTCAGTTTACTTTAAAATCGGCAGAAGTAAGAGAGAGAATGTGTGATATGTTTGGATTTGTTGGACAAAAACCAACTTTTACAAATCAAAATCCCCCATCTGAACAAGAGAAGAAGTATGTTATTGATAATTTTGACAAATGGTGTGGATATGATCCGCTGATAAATGGAATTACAGGAGGAAAAGCTAAAGAGACTTTTAATATTTGGGTAGCATCAAGTAAACTTTCAGATACATTTGAAAAAGAATTGTATGAAAATTTGGGTATTGTGAGAAAAATTCCTATAAAATTTTTCTTGTGCGATGATGATACAACAGCAAGCCCAAGATGGACGGACTATTTAACAACTATGATGAGAAATGCTGGTTGTTATTGCGAGGAAAGACATTATGCGACAGGAGGACATACTGCACCTCCAACGGCTGGAGATGATATAGAAGTTAATACATTATTAGGAGGTAATATGACAGTAAACGGTTCATCTTATGAAGGATTATTATTTTTAAAAAGATATGACTTGTAGACTACCCCAGCATCTTTAAATCGGACATATTATGCCTGGTATTTTGGATAGTAATTTTAATGGTTTTATTATGAAGTTAGTAGATGATTTTATGACAAAAGTCGGTGCAGACAAGATTCTGCATCACGTAGTAGGTGCATTGATTTGTGCAATGTTCAGCATTGTTTTTATTCTCCAGGATGCAATATTTGATTGGACTGCTGTTGTAGTTCCTTTAATTGGGTCTATTGTTGTATTGTTTCTGTCTATCGTTAAAGAGTTCCTTGACGATAAACCGGATTGGATGGATGTGGTTTGGGCGATGGTAGGCTGCTTATGGGTTTTTGCAGCAGTTGCTTTAGGGGTGTTGTTTAATCAATTATCTTCCTAAAATGGACGTTTTTTCCCGAGACTTTTTGAATTGTATATCGTATAATTATGAAAAAGATTGTATATAATAGCTGGGTAGCTAGGCACATCCTGCTACCAGGGTATAGCACGATAACCATTATGGCGTGGGTGCTTACAAAGTATAAAAATGATAAGGATATGCCGCAGCATGTGCGTAATCATGAGGCCATTCACATCAGGCAGTGGGCCGAATGTATGATAGCTAGTGGTATATTCATTCTGACTTTGGTTCTATTTGCAAACATATCGGCATGGTGGCTCCTATTATCTATTGGTATGTTTTATATACTTTATGTGCTGGAGTGGTTACTTAAACTCTTATTCTATGGTAAAGAAGCTTATCGGAATCTGTCATTTGAACGTGAGGCATACAGCAACCAATTAAATGGTGATTATCTTGCTAACTGTGGCTATTTTGAATGGTTGCATTATTTTTTTAGGAAATAGTGGAAAATCCTCACCCTAGTACGTTTTTAGCATATAAACCAAAATTAAAAAGTATGGAAAATGCTAAGGCAGACACACTCGCAAGTACTCATCGTGCTATCAGCGAAATTCTCCGGGGTTATGTTGCAGACGAGGATGTACGCTTGGAGTTAGACTACAAGATTTTTTGTGTGCTAAAAACACAGATGGAAAAAATTAATCCAGAAGATTCTTTGCTTTGTTTACTTGATGAATTTAGTACATTTGCAAAGTAGTAGTTTTGTTTTCACAGGTATGTGAGGCATTTATATCCCTTACCCAGTATTTAGGTAAGGGATTGTTTTTTTGTAGGACGGTAGGACAGTAGGAAATAAGAA